GGAAACAACCGCAACAAGGGTGGCAATGACGAGCCGCCAGCACCACAGGAGTATCAAGAATGATCGGCAAGCTGGTTGGAATGATGATCGGCCGCAAAGCTAAGGCGAAAGTCGTTGACGCTGTGCTGGACAAGGTGAACCTGCCTGACCCGGTCGAAGGTGCCATCAAAATCGCTGCCACGGGCAACGTGGGTGACCTGCTTGGCGGCATGGGCAAAGACATGGCGCAGGAAGCTGTGCTGGATGCCGTCACCAAGAAGGTGCCGATCAAGAGACCCAAGAAATGAGGTGGATCGTTGCCCTGCTCCTGTCCACGACCTGCGCGACCGCTACGCCCTACGAAATCACGCGAGTGATAGATGGCGACACAGTTGAGATCGCGGTGGACTTCCTGCCCGATCCTCTGCCGCCGAAGCTGTCGATCCGCGTGATGGGTATAGATACGCCGGAGAAGGCACCGCGCGCCCAGTGTGATGCCGAGGCTGCTTTGGCGAAGAAGGCCAGCGCCTTCACCAAGAACGCGGTTGCCAACGCCCTCGAGGTCGATGTCGTTATCCTGAAGTGGGACAAGTACGGGGGCAGGGTTCTGGGCGAGGTCTATCTGGACCACCAGAGCTTAGCAGAGAGCCTGATCTCGGCGGGCCTAGCCCGTCCCTACAAAGGCGAGGCGAAGTCCTCGTGGTGCGAATAGGAGATTTTGAATGACCCTTCTGACCGTAGACCAGCTGCGCGCGATGATCCCCACCAATAAGGAAATCGAAGCTTGGTGCGAGGAGTTGAACAAGGCCTTGCCGAAGTATGGCATCACGACTGACAAGCGCATTGCCGCGTTTGTCAGCCAGTGTGCCCACGAGAGCATGGACTTCAACGCACTCAAGGAGAACCTAAACTACCGCGAGGAGACCCTTCTCAAGGTGTTTCCCCGGTACTTTGGCCCCGGCAAGCGCAACCCCGCAGAGTACGCCCGCAACCCAGAGAAGCTGGCTAACTATGTCTACATGGATGAATTCCGCACCAGCAAGCTTGGCAACACCCAGCCCGGCGACGGTGCAAAATTTATTGGCAGGGGTCTAAAAGCCCTCACTGGGCGGGACAACTACACCCGCTTTGCCAAAGACTACGACATCACCCCAGAGGAAGCCGCAGAGTGGCTGGAGACCAAGGAGGGGGCTCTGGCTTCGGCCCTTTGGTTCTGGAAAACCAAAGGCTTGAACGAGGTTGCTGACGCAGAACCCGGCGATGTGGTGCGCATCACCAAGATCATCAACGGCGGGAACATCGGGTTGGCGGATCGGCAGACGCGCTATGCCCGTGCCATGGCTGCTATGGGTGGCAAGATCGCGGCCTCCGCACCGGCCGCCGCCGCTGCAGCCTCATCGGGCGGCACCCTGCGGCGCAGCTCCAAGGGCGACGACGTCAAGAAAATGCAGGTCGCCCTCGGTCTGACAGCTGATGGCGACTTTGGTCCGGGCACCGAGGCGGCCCTGAAAAAGTGGCAGGCTGCAAATGGATTGACTGCCGACGGAGTTGCTGGCCCTAAGACATTGGCTAAACTCCTCGGTTGATGTAAGATCGCCCAAACTCGAGGGGTGCAGACGTGACCGGACTGACCTATAGCACATATGTGACGCAGATCGCCGAGATGGCGGTCGTCGATCCCGCCGACGTGAATTTCGTCACGATCCTCCCGGCGATGATCGATTACGCAGAGCTGCGCATCTATCGCGACCTCGATCTCATGAGCACGTCGACGTCCTTCACGTCGCCGACGATCCGCCTTAATACGGGCAACCGGAACCTGTCATTCCCCATGACGCTGCCGGATGGCTCTGGCAGTATCGTGGTGTCGGAGCAGATCAACATCATCACCCCGGCGGGAGAGACTGACCCCAACGGGGCAGACGCTTCACGGGTCACGCTTCTGCCAACGACAAAAGAATACCTCGACGTCGTTTATGGCTCCAACGCAGCCGCGTCTCGGGGGCAGCCGCAATACTATGCGGCTTTCAACGAAAACCTCTTCTTTGTGGGTCCGGTGCCGGACCAGACGTACTACGTTGAGGTTGTTGGAACTTATCGCCCCAACACAATGTCGGTATCAAACCCTGAGACGTTTATCAGCCAATACTTCCCCGACATGCTCATTATGGCGTCGATGGTCTACATCTCAGCGTACCAGCGGAACTTCGGCCGTCAGTCGGATGACCCGCAGATGGCGCAATCGTATGAGAGCCAGTACCAGACCCTCCTGCGCAGCGCTGGCGTTGAAGAGGCCCGCAAGAAGTACGAAGGGCCCGGCTGGACGTCGCAATCACCGTCGCCCATTGCATCTCCGACGCGAGGGTAACAGATGCCACACGCATCACTGAAGCTCATCCCCGGCGTCGACCAGAACAGGACGCCTGCGCTCAACGAGGCTGCGATCTCTGAGAGCAACCTGATCCGCTTCGTGCCGGATCGGAATGGTCTTGGGCTGCCTCAAAAGATCGGCGGGTGGACGAGCTACCTGCCGACCCCGATGACGGCCATTGTGCGAGCCCTTTGGGCTTGGGCTGACACGAATGACCAGCGTTGGTTGGCAATCGGCTCTGAAGATGGAGTTTACTCCTTCAACGGGACCGATGTGGAGGATGTGTCACCACAGTCGTACAGCGCAGACCCCACAATGGACTTCAATACGACGTCTGGGTCGAACGAGGTCGAGATCGACGACACCGGATCGAACATCACCAGCTTTGACAGCATCTTCCTGTCGACCCACGTCTCGATTGGCGGGCTTGTGCTGTTTGGTTTCTATTCTTGCGAGGGTTCGACCGTCGACACATACTCAATTTTCTCTCAAAACGTGATCGGATTGCCCATCAATGCCACCAGCACCGTCGCTGCCGGTGGCGCTACGGCGAGCTTCACAACGGCAACGGGCTCAGCATCGGTTTCGGTGACCCTTGCGGATCACAACTTTTCTGTCGGCTCGACCTTTCCGGTTCTTGTCGCGACAACGGTTGGCGGCATAACCCTGTATGGAAATTACATCGTACGAAGCGTTACCTCCAGTTCTGTGTTCGTCATTGCTGCCGAGAACGAGGCATCGTCCGCTGCTACGGTATCTATGAATGGCGGTCGGCCCGACATCACATACTACATCGGCCAGTCGGCCCTGCCTCCAGCGGTTGGATATGGCGGCGGCGGTTACGGTGCTGGCGGCTATGGTACGGGTGTGACGTCAACTGGATCAAGAGAGCTTGCTACCACTGACGCCACTTGCGTTGGTACAACTGCGACCGTTTCCTTCTCTGGGCGATATGACATTCCCGTTGGCTCTCAGATCGAGGTTTCTGGGGTGACACCGTCCGGGTACAACGGGACGTGGACCACTACCGCGAGGACTGTTGGTGCCACGTCGACGGTTTCTTTTACGGTCCCATCAGCCCTTGGGAGCCAGACCGTCGCCGGTACACTGTCTGTCACCCGATTTGGTTTTACCGGGACCACGGACTGGACGCTTGACAACTGGGGCGAGCTTCTCATCGCTAACCCGGAAAACGGCGAGATTTACTATTGGAGCCCGACCGACGGCGGCCAATCCGCAGTGGTCGTCCCTAACGCTCCGAAGGTGAACGAGGGCTGCTTTGTGGCCATGCCGCAGCGGCAGATTATCGCTTACGGCAGCACGTTCTCGGCCATCAAGGACCCTCTGCTGGTCCGCTGGTGCGACATCGGGAACTTCACCAGCTGGGTTGGCACTGTTTCCAATCAAGCGGGCTCTTTCCGCATCCCCAAGGGTTCGCGCATCATTTCCGGCCTGCAGGGACCCCAGCAGGGCATCCTTTGGACGGACCTTAGCGTGTGGTCGATGCAGTACATCGGCCTGCCGCTGGTGTGGTCGTTCAACGAGATCGGCACCGGGTGCGGTTTGATCGGCAAAAAAGCCGCCGCCACTCTGAGCGGAACGATCTACTGGATGAGCCAGAGCCAGTTCTTTTCGCTGGGCGGCGGTGGCGTGAGCCCCATCCCTTGCCCGATCTGGGACGTGATCTTCCAAGACATCGACGAAGAAAACGTCGACCGCGTGGTCTGTGCGACGAACGCTCGTTTCGGCGAGGTGACTTGGTACTACCCAACAATCGGCTCTGGCGGCATCCCGACCAAGTACGTCAAACTCAACACCCTTTTGGGCCAGTGGGACTTTGGCGAGCTGACCAGAACGGCGTGGATCGACCAGTCGGTTCTTGGACCACCCATGGGTGCCGGTGAAGACCGTGTCGTGTACCAGCACGAAGTCACGCAAGATGCGGACGGAACCCCGATCAACGCCTACATCCAGACCGGCTATTTTGCGCTGCAGGACGGTGACCTGAAGACGTTTGTCGACCAGATGTGGCCTGACATGAAGTGGGGCCTGTACGGCGGAAGCCAAAATGCCGAAGTAAAGATCACGTTCTACGTTGTTGACTATCCCGGTCAGACCCCCAAGGTGTCCGAGCATTTGGTGACGCAAAACACGACGTTCATCACCCCGAGAATTCGTGGACGCCTCGTCTCGATCCGGATCGAAAGCAACGATCTTGGCTCCTTCTGGCGTCTCGGCAACATCCGGTATCGCCTCCAACCTGACGGGAAATTCTGATGGCCGCCTCGCTCGATGACATTCTCACAGCCTCAAAGAACATAGCCACGGCTCTGAACCAGCTGGGTCAGACATATTTGACGGTCGAGGGGTCGAAGTCATATACCAACATTACCACGGCAACGCTTGTGCAGTCCGGTCAAGGTCGGATCGCTAGAGTGATCGTGGTGGTGGCTGGGTCGGGAACTGGTGCAATCTACGACGCAGCATCCGCAACTGCCACCAGCGACAAGCTCTTGACCATCCCTACCACGACTGGGATCGGTGAGGCCAACATTCCTGTCAACAACGGCATCGTCGTCGCGCCCGGGACTGGGCAGACCGTCGCCATCGTCTATTCGTGAGGAACGACATGCCGCTCAAGCCCGGAAGCTCGCAGGAAACCGTCTCCAGCAACATCTCCGAGATGGTGCATGCAGGTCACCCACAGGATCAGGCAGTAGCCGCAGCCCTGCGCACGGCCCGTGAGGGCATGAAGCGTGGCGGAGGTATCAAGGTCCATAAGGGCCCGATCCACTCTACCGTGGCGGGCCGCACGGACCACCTGCCGATGCACGTCTCCTCTGGATCGTACGTTATCCCCGCCGACATCATCTCTGCGATGGGCGAGGGCAACTCGATGGCGGGCTTCAAGGTCGCCAAGTCGATCTTCTCGATCTCGGGACCTTACGGCAAGTCGACCGGGAAGATGCCCTACGGCGGCAGCGAGATGCCATATGGCCAGCCTTCACCCCGGAAGGCCGAGGGCGGCGAAGTCGATGCGGTTCCAATCGTTGCGGCCGGTGGCGAATACGTCATCTCTCCCGAGGAGGTCGAACATATCGGCGGCGGTTCTATGGATCATGGGCACAAAGTCCTTGATGCCTTTGTGAAAAAAATGCGAAAAAAGACCATCCAAACCCTGCAATCGTTGCCGGGTCCGAAGAAAGATTAAGGATGATCTAATGGATGAAGTCACCGTTCGCACCGGCACACCTGAAGACTTCAACGCGATGATGGACTTGACGATTGCTGCAACCCGAGAAAACGCCTTTGTTTCGCCGGACATCGACAAGCTGGCACATGTTATATGGGGTGCCCTCACGATCAAAACGGGCATCTGTGGGGTCATCGGCCCCGTCGGTGGCAAGCTTGAGGGGGCGGTCCTTCTCAGCATGGGTGAATTGTGGTACAGCAAGGAACTGATACTCGAGGAGAAGGCGATCTACGTTGACCCGGATTATCGCTCAGCTAAGGGCGGCAGGGCAAGGAAGCTCGCTGAATTCGCGAAAATGACGGCGGAAAGACTGAGTGTACCTTTGGCGATTGGTGTTCTTTCTAACTCGCGGACGGAAGCAAAAATTCGGCTTTATGAGCGTGTATTTGGCTCGCCAGCTGGTGTATACTTCCTCTACGGCGCAAAAACTGGCCTCGGTGAAGAGGCGCAAGGGGGCTCCTGATGGGCGGCAAAACTTCGACAACGACGCAGCAGGTACAAATCCCGCAGGAGGTTTTGGACCGCTACAACGCAGTCAACGCTCAGGCCCAATCGGTCGCAGCGAACCCGTTCCAGATTTACTCGAACGACCCGTCGAAGTTCGTCGCTCAGCTGAACCAACAGCAACTGACAGGTATCGGCAACGTCAATGCGGCTGCCGGAGCCTATCAACCGTATCTCGGCGAGGCGACTGACGCCACGCGCTCCGGTATGGCCTCGGTGATGCCGGGCCAGCTCGAGATCGACAAGTACATGAACCCGTACCAGCAGCAGGTCATCGATGCGACCATGAAGCAGATGGGTCAGGCCAATGAGCAGGCGCAGTCCGGCGCTCTGGGTACTGCCATCTCAAGCGGCGCTTTCGGTGGAGACCGTGCCGGTATTGCGGCTGCAAACCTTGCGAACCAGCAGGGTCTGTCCATGGGTTCAACTCTTGCTGGTCTCAACGCACAGAACTACTCGCAGGCCCTCCAGACGGCCCAGCAGCAGCAGGGGCTTGGTCTCAGCGCCGAGCAGGCCAACCTTGCGCGCCTCCTCTCTGGTGGCCAGCAGATGGCGGGTCTGGGTCAATTGTCGCAGTCCTTGGGCCTGCAGGGCGCAGAGGCACAGATCAATGCTGGTACGCTCCAGCAACAGACCGATCAGGCTGGTCTCAGCGCGCTGTACAACCAGTTCCAACAGCAGCAGGCGTACCCGTTCCAAGTCGCCCAGTTCCTCGCGAACATCGCTATGGGCACCGGCGCGCTGTCCGGATCGACCACGACCACCACGCAGCCCGGCTCCTTCTGGTCGGATCGCCGCCTGAAGCACGACATCAAGCGCATCGGCAAAACCGATGAGGGCATGCCGATCTACACCTTCAAGTACAAAGGTGACGACAGCGAGCAGACCCACATCGGTTTCATGGCTGACGAGGTCGAGAAGCGCCGCCCTGAGGCTGTGAATACTGAGCCGTCCGGGTACAAGTCGGTCGACTACGACCGCGCCACTAAGGCTGGTGGCGGCGGTGTCGCAGGCCCATATGGCTCAATGGTTGGCTCGCAACCGGGCGCAGGCGGCTATGTTCCGCAAGCCTACCTGCCAGTCGGCGAGCTTATGGTTGCAGACAGCGATGGGCTGAACAATGCTCGCATGTCCATGGCTCAGCAGCTGGAAGCCGCCGCGAAGATCGGTGAAAGCATTAAGAGCCTCGACGAGGACTGGAAGTGGGCCAAGGATCGCTGGGGCAACAAGGAGCGCGAAGGCCTTGTTGGTGAGGCTGAAGCCGCTCGCGGTGTTGCTCCCAATTGGCGCGGCGGCGTAGTCGGCTACGCCTCTGGTGGCCCGGCTTACCTCGAGGGCGGTCTCAAGCCCGCTGAGAACCCGGTTGAAAAAGAGGGCTACATCTCTGACACTGTGAAGGGTCAGGAAGAGGCTAAGAAAAACCAGATCATGCAGCCGGGCTCAGCACCGGGTCAGCAGGCCAGCGGCGCATCCCAGCTCGCAGGCCTTTTGGGCGGCGCGG